ACAGGTAATGTAGTTATAGAGAATAGCTATGGGGGTAAACCTTCAGGTATTGAAACAACAAGAGCAACGTGGTGGGTATATATTACTAAGTGTAATCTCTACTGGATTAAACCAGAAAATATAAAACAGTGTATTGAAGATAACGATATAAGTTGTTTAGACTGTGCGCCTACAGGAGGAGACTATAAAAGAAAGTCTCTATACTTAATAAGAGAAAAGTTGTTTAGAAAATACGCTACTCGTTCAGAAAGGTTAAATGGCAGAGATTAATGTTGAGTTACATCCAGCTCAGTTAGAAATATTTAATTCTAAAGCAAGATTTAAGATAGTAGCTGCTGGTAGACGTTTCGGTAAGTCTAGACTAGCTGCTTGGATTCTTTTAATCAAGGCATTACAATCAGAAAGTAAAGATGTATTCTATGTTGGTCCTACGTTTCAGCAATCCAAAGATATTATGTGGAGTATGTTGAAAGAGCTAGGAGCTGACGTTATAAAGGATGCCTACGAAAACACAGCTAGGCTTACTTTAATCAATGGTAGAAAGATATACCTTAAAGGTAGTGATAGACCAGATACACTTCGAGGTGTAGGACTAGCTTATGTTGTGCTAGATGAGTACGCAAGTATGAAGCCTATTGTATGGGAACAGATATTAAGACCAACCCTAGCAGACGTTAGAGGTGAAGCTTTGTTTATAGGTACACCTGCTGGTAAAAATCACTTCTATGATTTGTTTAAAGAAGCTGAAAAAGAAGAAGACTGGGAATCTTTCTCTTATAACTCTAAAGATAATCCTTATATAGCTGCGGATGAGATAGATGCTGCTAGAAGGTCTATGTCTTCTATGGCATTTAGACAAGAATTTGAAGCAAGCTTTGAAACTTTCTCTGGTGGTATCTTTAAAGAAGAATGGTTTCATACAGGTAAAGAACCAGAAGAAGGTAACTTTGTTATAGCTGTAGACCCTGCTGGATTTGAGTCTGTAGAAAAAGAAAGAGGACTAAAAGGTTCTAAATTAGATGAAACTGCTATAGCTATTGTGAAGATAGATAGAGATAAGTGGTGGGTTAAAGATATATTACATGGAAGATGGGGTATTAAAGAGACAGCAACTAAGATTCTTAAAGCTGCTGAGATATCTGAAGCGACAACTGTAGGTATAGAGACTGGTTCTTTAAAAAATGCTATTATGCCTTACCTAGAAGATGAAATGAGAAGTCAAAATAGGTTTGTACATATAGATGAACTACGACATGGTGGTAAAAAGAAGACAGAACGTATAACATGGTCACTACAAGGTAGGATGGAGCATGGACAAATAAGCTTTAATGAAGATAGAGAGTGGAAACACTTTACATCACAGATGTTAGACTTCCCTAATCACCTAAGTCATGACGATTTACTGGATGCTCTTGCTTATATAGACCAAGTATCCATAGCTGACTTCGCATACTCCATAGATTTAGACGAAGATTGGCAACCTGAGGATGAAATAGCAGGATATTAGGTAATTTCACATATAAATGTACACAACTACGTAAGATGTGTTATACTCCTTTAAATTACCTACGTTAGTGGAGCTATTTCTATAGATGTTTGATGATAAAGAAACTAAATACCAAGCTTTAGCAGGATGGTTGTCTTATAGACTAGAAGGCTGGAGAACACACAGAGATACCAACTATGTAACCAAGTGGGATGAGTATTATCGTCTATGGCGTGGTACATGGTTACAAGAAGATAGGACACGTACCTCTGAAAAGTCTAGAATTATAGCACCTGCACTACAACAAGCAGTTGAATCTGCTGTTGCGGAGTTAGAGGAAGCTACATTTGGTCGTGGTAAGTGGTTTGATATTAAAGATGACCATTTAGATGAGGACCCTAGCGATGCGGAGTATGTCCGTAACCTATTACAAGAAGACCTAGAGAAGACAGGCTGTAAAGATGCTATATGTGAAGTATTCATCAACAGTGCCATCTACGGAACAGGTATTGGAAAGATAGTTGTTGAACAAAACGTAGAGCGTTCCCCTGTTGAAGTACCTATCGAAGGTACAGGTGCTACTACTCGTCAGTTAGTAGAGTATCCATCAATAGATGTAATGATACAACCTATATCCCCTAAAGAATTTCTTATAGACCCTTCTGCTAATAGCATTAATGAAGCATTAGGTGTTGCACATGAAGTAATCAAACCTCGCTACCATGTAGTTGAAGGTATTAGAGCAGGTATATATAGAGATGTACCTCTTGATGGTGATTATGATACAGTTACATTTGGTTACGACCCTGAGACTAAGCAAGCAGATGAGTCTGATTCAGTTAAGATAACAGAATACTGGGGTAAAGTACCTAAACGATTCCTTAAAGCTAGTAAAGATAAAGACGACTTTGAGTATACAAAGAAAGATGAGTTAGTTGAAGCAGTAGTTACTATTGTTAATGACTCACATATACTAAGAGTAGAACAAAACCTATTCCTTATGGAAGATAGACCTTTCATATCATATCAACATGACATTGTTCCTAATAAATTCTGGGGTAGAGGGATTTGTGAGAAAGGATACAACAGTCAAAAAGCATTAGATGCTGAAATGAGAGCTAGAATTGATTCATTAGCTCTAACTACAACGCCTATGATGGCTGCGGATGCTACAAGACTACCTAGAGGTGTTAAGTTTGAGGTTAGACCGGGTAAGACTATACTTACGAATGGTTCACCTAGAGATGCTATCATGCCTTTAGACATGGGTACTACTGACCAATCTACATTCCAACAAGTTCAAAGCTTACAAGCTATGATTCAGATGGGTACGGGTAGTTCTGACGTAGGTACTGGTAATAGAGAGACAGCTAGTGGTATGTCAATGCAGCAAAGTGCTGCTATTAAGAGACAGAAGCGTACTCTTATGAATTTCCAGAATACATTCCTTGTGCCTATGATACAAAAGTCTCTATGGCGTAAGATACAGTTTGATGTAGAAAGATATCCTGTTAATGATTATAAATTTATACCATATTCTACTATGGGTATCATGGCAAAAGAATTAGAGATGACTCAGATGGTTGCGATGTTACAATCAATACCAAAAGACTCACCTGCTTTTGATGTAATCCTAGTAGCATTGTTCCAAAACTCTAGTATCCATAATAGAGACCAGATAGTACAGTCTCTAATGCAAGGACAACAGCCTGATGAAGGACAGGAAGAGTTAGAAAACATAGGTAATGAATTACAGATACAACAATTACAAGCTGACATACAAAAGACTTTAGCTGAAGCTGAAGAAGAGAAAGGTAAAGCTATATTACATCAAGCACAAGCTGCTATGGCAATGCCTAATGAGATAAAGGTAGAGAAAGAGATTATTGATTTACAAAAAGATGCTTTATCTATAGATAAGATGAAGTCAGATATAGCTAATCAACAATCTGAGACTGAAAGAAATATTCCTGAGATGGAACACCTTAAATCAGAAACTATATTAAATCTAGCTAAGGCTAGAGAAGCTGGCACTAAAGCAGCTATCAGTACAACAGTACAATAATGCCTAAGACTGATGAACAATTTTTAAAAGATAGACTAGCTATGTTTGAAACCGAAGGGTGGAAAGACTTAATAGCTGATATGAAAATTACTGAAGAGAATGTTGTAGATATACGCAGTCTTGAAAGTGAGAAAGACCTATTCCATGCGAAAGGTCAGTTGCAAATTCTAAGACAGTTAAATAGTTTAGAAGATGCAACAAAACTAGCGGTAGAACAATCCTCCTTGTAGGACTCTACCAAATATAACTTCACAACCCTACGGGGCGGAGACCAAAAATGAGTATAGTAGTAGAAGAAGCACCTTTAGGTGACACACAGGTAACAGAAAATCAAGAAGTAGAAGCACAAGAAACTCAACAGGATTATGATATCCAAGAAGAAACACAAGTTGAGATAACAGAACCAGAATCTATAATTCCTGAGAAGTATGCTGGAAAGACACTAGAAGATGTTATTGAGATGCACCAAAATGCTGAAAGAGTATTAGGTAAACAAGGAATGGAAGTTGGACAACAACGTAAACTCATTGAAAGTTTGTCAGCAAATCAATATCAAGCTCCTGAAGCTAGCCAACCGAAAGAAGAACCAGTGCCATTTGAGGAACAGTTCTATGCTGACCCTGCTAACGCAGTTAACTCAGCTATAGAGAATCATCCTGACATGGTGGAAGCTAGAGAGATTAGAGTTAAACAAAATCAGTCATATCAGACAGCTCAGTTAGAGTCTGCTCATCCTGATTTTAAAACTATAGTTGAAGATAAAGGCTTTCAAGACTGGATTGGAGCAAGCAAGATACGACAAGAGATATTCCGTGCTGCTGACTCTTATGACTTTGAGTCTGCGAATGAATTGTTTTCTACATGGAAACAACTCAATCAAGTAGATACCACAGCTAAAGTAAGAGCTGCTGAGAAAGTTAAAAGAGAGAAAGTATTACGTAAGACTACCTCTGAAACACGCTCTTCAGGAGATTCTGTAGGTGGAAAGAAGGTTTACCGTAGAGCTGATTTAATCAATCTACAGGTAACAGACCCTAGACGATACGAGTCGTTAGCTGATGAAATTCAGCAAGCATACGTAGAAGGTAGGGTTAAATAATCATTTATAAGGAGAAGTAAAATGGCTTTAGGTTCAAATCAAGTCACTTTGGCTGTTGCCAATAACTTCATTCCGGAACTATGGTCCGATGAAGTTATAGGTGCGTACAAGTCAAATTTAGTAGTAGCTAATTTAGTTACTAAGCTGGCTCATAAAGGTAAGAAAGGTGATTCAATTCACATTCCTGTACCTGCAAGAGGCTCAGCAAGTGTCAAAGCTGCAAACACTCAAGTAACATTAAGTGCTGCAACTAACACTAAACTCACAGTAACAATCGATAAGCACTATGAATATTCTAAGCTAATCGAGGATATTGCAGAGGTACAATCATTAGCAAGTATGAGAAAATTCTACACAGATGATGCTGGCTACGCTTTATCTAAGCAAGTAGACAATTCAATCTTTGGAACTGCGCAAAACCTACAAGGTGGAGCAGAGACAGGAGATTGGGATGATGGTGGTGTTGTAAACGGAACGTGGACTAAAGCGAAATTCTTTTCGACTGGTGCTACAACGCTTACAGACTATACAGAAGCTAGTTCTACACCTATCGCTATCGAAGATGGTGGTATCCGTGGAATGATTCTTTTACTAGATAATGCTGATGTTCCTATGGACAATCGTGCATTAATTATCCCACCTGTAGCAGCGAATGACTTGCTTGGAATCAACAGATTCACTGAGCAACAGTTCATTGGTTCTGGTGATGCAATTAAGACTGGTAAGATTGGTTCAATTTATGGTGTTGATGTTTACATCTCTACTAATTGTCCTACTACTGGTGATGCAGTCAATGAAGCTGGTAACAACACTGACCGTGTTGGTATGATGCTTCACAAAGATGCTCTAGTATTTGCTGAACAAGTTGGTGTTCGTTCACAAACTCAGTACAAGCAAGAGTATTTAGGTGATTTGTTTACTGCTGATACTATTTATGGAATTGGTACACTTCGTGAAGATGCCGGTGTGAACTTTGTAGTTCCAGCTTAATAGTTAGTTAGGCGTAACCCTTTCTTCGGAGAGGGTTATTACAAACTGATTATGCACAAACTTAATAGAAGACTTCGTAAAAAAGACAAAGCTATTGAATACTTAGGTGGTTGTTGTTGGAGATGTGAGGAAGTATTTGATAGAGAGCTTTATGACTTTCATCATATGAATCCCTCTAATAAGAAGTACGAATGGGGTACTATGAAAGATTATAGGTGGGAAACTATACAAAAAGAATTAGATAAATGTGTTTTACTTTGTTCTAATTGTCATAGGTTAGCACATAAGGAGATGTTAGAACATGCCAATATATGAATACAGATGTAAGAATGAACATGTGTTTGATGAAATGTGTTCAATGTCAGAAAGAACAGTAAAGAAAGACTGTCCAGATTGTAATGAGAAAGGAAGTTGGGTTATGGCTGTACGCACAACACGACCTCATTTTGGGAATGAAGACACTCTTTGGAATATGAGAGAAAGTAAACGATTAGGGAAGGATGATTTTAATGGACATATTTGAAGACACTTGCGACCATGATTCTATTGAAACTTTAGAGTTAGATAGATTTAAAGCTAAAGTAAAGGAAGTATGGCAGCGCATGTTACAAGAAGCTTATGCTAATAATCCTCCTGAAGATATGGATGAAGCACATTACATGGAACATAATGCTTTAAAGTTTGCAGATGAACCAGAAGAAGCTAATGAAGCAGATAATCTACTAGCAATGCTTGAAGATTTATTAGACCCTAAAGAAGAATTAGAAGATGTATCATCTGGAGGTAAAGCACCTTCTTATGGTTCTTCTTCACTTAAATCAAACAACGAATCAGGTAAGACAGAGGCAACTAATTATGAATATAAACACTCAAATACAAAAACTCCAAGCGACTCTCGTTCTGGAGGTAAAGGTGGCACGTATGAGGGTACGCCATCTGGTTCAATTTCTAAAAGAAAAGATGCAAGAGTTATTAGAAGCTTCTCACCAATTGCTCAAAGCTTTAAAGAAGAGTTAATAGCTTTAAAAGAAAGACAAGCTATTGGTAAAAGAAGGCAGTTGTTTAGATGATGAAAAAGTTTCATTGGAAAAAGAAAAAAACTATTGCTATGTACATCAATAGAAGGCAATGGGAAAGAGATTTTGACCCTGCTGCATCTACTGCTATTGAAATAGAAATCGAACAAGGTGGGTATTATGTTATTACAGAAAGTTCTAATAATGTTACACCTAACTATATTACTACGGAGAATCCTTAATGGCAACAACTAAAATATCAGCTTTATCAGCTTTAACTACGCCAGATGGAGCAGAAGAATTACTCATTAATGATGGTGGTACTTCCAAAAAGATTACTATTGCTAATGCAATCATAGCAGGAACAGGTATAACAAAGTCTGGTGCTACTATATCTGCTGCTCCTGTAGCATTAACTTCAATTCAAACCGCATCTAGTGAATCAGCACAGTTAGCACTTACTGCTGAAGAAGGTGATGTAGTTGTACGCTCTGACGAAAGTAAAACTTATATGCATAATGGTGGTTCAGCAGGAAGTATGTCTGACTATACACTTATGGCAACACCTACAGATTCTGTAACAAGTGTAGTAGGACAAACAGGCGTAGTATCTACAGCACAAATTAAAACTGCATTAGAA